TACGCCCTGATATTCTCGATATCGGGGCCAGCCAAAGGCTGCCTGTTTAGCGGCGCCACATACGCTGGGACAGCGTTCGCTCCCGTCCTGCGGTTACGCCTCTGACGTTCCAAGGTGTCTGCTGTAGCCATCACTGTTCCTAATTATGCTGGGGGCGTGTAAGGTGGGACAACAACCCGCTGACGCTGCAATTCTTCATACAGTAGCAACATGCGCTGCTTGAACGCAGCATCCCGAAGGGTTTGCTGCAAATCGAACTGGCCTTCCTGGGCCGCAAAATCTGTGTTCTGACGGTTCGTCGCGGTCGCATAATCCTGTGCCGCATCACGCTGATAGCCCCTGCGGATACCCGAATTCCACACACCCCGCTGATTGGCGGCGGCGCCGACCTTCGGGAACCCCCGCTGAAACGACTGCGCGTTATCGGTCAACGCCCGCCTGTGTCGCTGCTGGCCGAGGAAGCGGCCGAACGCCTGAGTGGCGTCCTCCTGCGTTTTCCCCAACATCAAATCAGAACTGGCCTTATCGTAGTCGTACTGTGGTGTCGAATAGGCCATTACAAACTCCCAATATCTTCAATCAGCAAAGACGAATACCTGGGCGCAGACGAAGGCGTGATGTGTGAATCTTCGTTCGGATTACCGTAAACCGTCAACGTAGAAGACCCTCCACCAATCCTTTCAACATCGACACGCCAAGTTTGTGAACCACCCGACACAGATTCCTCGGTGACGTGAACAAAATCGAACACAAAGGGCGATACCAACGGTGGCGCAATCTGCCAACGCCGATAAGTCAAGCCGTCACCAACGTTACGCAAATAGACCGCATATTCCGCCGTGGTGGTCGACATCAACAAACTCAACTCGATAGTGAATTTGTAGCGCCGACCTGACGACATAGACGAAGCCGAAGGGCTGATCACAGCCGCAATAGTACTAATCGATGCCTGATCTGACGGCTTCCTGGCGTACGTCACGGTGCGACTGTTCGCCGCCAACGCCAACGCCGTGTCGGCTGCCGCCCTGGTGGACGCTTCGCTGGTGTCGGCTGCCGCCCTGGTGGACGCTTCGGAATCCAACATCGCTTTGCGAACAAACTGGTTCGCCGTCGTAGCATCTGACGTTGGCCCCGTAGGGATGGCGGTGAAAGCGATGGATGCGTCACGATGAATAACCTGGGTGTTGACGAACCCCACTACGTCATCGAAGTTTTCGTTGACTTCGGCCGCCTCGGCGGCCGTTGCATCAACAAAAGTGTTCGTTACTGCCAAAGTAGCCATACTATTTTACCTGTTTCCTACGGAAGGGGACAGCCACAGAATCAACCCACCAGCGGGTAGCGGCCGTATTTGCAAACAAAAACTGGACCGCATACGACGATCCCGCAGCAGGCGAATGTTCGAACACATACGTTTCAACATCGCCCGTACCCCACAGCAACGTACCCCAATTCTCGCCCCACAAGCCACCAGATTCACCAGCCACAATGGCAACATCGCTGGTGCGTGTACGGGACTGTTCGTTGAAGTTGTGGAACACGTCGACACGGATCGTTGTTGAGGCGTTAGCGGCAGCAGAAATCCTTGGACGTTTCCAACGTTTCTTCGTCGCCGTTTCCCCAGCCGTCAACCAGGCTGTACGATAGTACGCCTGGAACGGCACCGTGACCCCACCAACAACATCGAAGTCAGATGTTTCGTCCAACACATAGATATCGTCATCATCGTGAAACATGAACAATTGTAGATCGGCGGAATCCACCTCCCGCCAAAACATCATCGAATGCACGTTAGGACTGTAACGGGTCCATGTTTTTGTGAACATGTCCCACACAAACAGCAGATGAGAAGCAACGATTTGCGGTCCCGCACCTACCACCAAAAACAGTTTGTCGTGCCCCCACATCACATCGCCGTGAACAGTTGAATCAATGTTGCCGATACGGGTCCAATGTTCAATCGGTTCAGAAATAACCCTCAACTGGTTACCATCATAGGTGACAACGTTGCCTTCGGTTGAGAACCAAAACACCATGTTCATGTTTGCCGTCACACATGACTGATCCCGAACACCCGACGACACAGCCAACTGATCCCGCACCCAACTATCATGATCATAACCGTAGATCGCATGAATCTGTGTGTGACGGAAAATAAGCAAATGATCGGCAAACGACACCAAGGCCACAATCGGATCTCCGTCGTCAGGGTCCCCGATATCAATATAGTGATCCGTGTGCCAATCCTCAGGAAACCCGAGATGGCTATAACGGACACGATTCGGGAATCGTGTCCCTGACTCGTTCGTATCCGCAATAAACATGTGGTTCTTATGTGAACAAATCAACTGAGCGTCAGGCATATCGCCCGCATTGGGAGCCAACAAATCGTCATTGAATGTCGAACCCAGCGTAGACAGGGTTGAACCATTCCAGGCTTTCATCACAATGACGCCCGCCGCCCGACCATTAGCAAAATAGGCTTTATCACCAAATGTTGCCATACGAACTTTGGTTGTCAACGCATCAGTCAGCGTCGCCGCCGTGTTCGAAACGGCCGTACCGTCCCATTCCAAAAGTTCGCCGCCGTCACCCTGAATGAGAACAACATCGCCACCGAAATAGGTGGGACCCAAAAACAGGCCGCCAGCCAACAACGCATCATCGTTCTGACCAACAAACCCTGAACGAGTCATGAAGCCACCACGAATGTCGAAGTCGACATTCAAACAATCAGGCGTTTCCGAAGGTGACAAATACTGTGCCTGCCTGGACAGGTTCAGACCACCGTTGAACCTGTCCAAATAGATCACTTCGTTAGAAGCGGCCATTACAGCACCACGCCCTCAACATTCCTACGAACCCATGTTTCATACAGCATCCCTGTGCGCCTGCGGCCACCCAAAATTTTCGGCCTGTTCGTCATCGCACTCGTCCTGATAGATGAAGCAATGAACCTGTTCACCTGACGCTCATAGTCTGCCATGTAACGCTCAGACAACTCCAAATCTTCCTGCGAAGCATAATACTTAGACAACATGTACCAGCAGATCGCCTCATCAAACTCCCGAGGCAGATCAGACTCGGTGACAGTATCTACGGGCCAATCAGCAAACGTACGCACCCCACGCACACTATAGGTCGTAATCTCGGATGGGGTCGGCCAAAACACCAACGTCTGATTACTGATACTGTAGTAGGTGGCATCCAACGTAGACTGAACCGTCGCCTGCCCTTCCTGCAACAACAACAGTTCGTGAAACGGGATGAAATCGACAACATCGTTGTTTCCGACAAGGGTCTGAATGTACTCCATTTCACCGCCAACGAAATCGGTGAACGGATATTCGTCCTGTCCCGCAACAGTAGTCAACGTAACGTTAACCCTGAGGCTGGGCCACATGTGAACCCTGCGCCTAATATCGTTGTAGGCGGCCCTGGCATAAACCTCTAGGGTGGCCTGGGGTGCGTCTTCCACGTCCGCATCGGCCTGCAAACGGACGAAAACCATCATATCTGTTAGGTTCATTTATACACCCCTGATACCCCAATAGCCGCCGATAGTGGTCGGCGTTCCGCCGCCCGCAGCATCCAAGACAACCGTGATTGACCACCAACGGGTGTTGCCGCTGGCGTCGGTAAAAAGTTCGTTGGTAGCATCTGTTGACGTACGATAAAAACCCATCGCTGTTGAACCTGACGGTTCCGACCAGTTCGTGACACCGTCGGCCCCACCGTTCTCGTAGCCGCAGCCACCAGCAATAGCCAACTGATCTGTCGTCAACGTCACCGCAGATACCGACGCCGTGGTTCCTGCCCCGATTGAAGAACGTGTCCTCACTGTTGTTGACACAACGGAGCCTGATGCCCCGTTCGTGCAGATCGCACACCACGACACATAGGTTGAGGCTGACATTGTGAAGGTGAACGATGATCCTTCTGTGCCGTCCAACGTTTTCTGATAGCAGAATCCTCGCATATCGGCACCTTCGGTGTCGATCGCCACAGGATCAGCTTCGGTTCCGCCATTAATCTTTGTGAAACCAGTCGGCCTAGATGTGCAAGTAACGGTAGCGGAATCTTCGGTTGAGATAAACACAACCAGTCTGTCACCCGAAGCAGCCCCAGATGGTTTCGTAACCGAGACAGATGATGTTGTGCCCTGTTCCGAGAATGTTCCGCTCCGCACCGTAGTCATATGTCTACCTCACCAAAATGTTATCCCAATGCCAAGTGTAGCGACCCGTGCCGCCGTGCTTGTCGGCATCATAAGTGTCATCCTGGAAGATGACACGAACCGCACCGTTCGGGAACGACCCTGCAACCGTGATCGTGTTCACTTCGGTCGCCCTGGTCTGCGTGTAGGTGACGGTATTGTTTCCGTTGTCACGGAAACAGTGATGCCACCTTGTTGATTCGTCGCTGCCAGATGTGAACGAATCAAAATCTTCGTACAGAACGGTGCCGCCACGATAGATTTGTGTGGTCCCACGGAACGACTTGACACCAAACAAGGCCCCCGTGCCAGAGCCGAGGTTCTGGATGTTGAAGTCGCCAGGACCGTTCGCTGCGGTGAAATCGGGTGTCACATAGTCAAGCCGATACGGCCCTTCACCATCCTGGATGCGCCTGGGGTTGGTGTTCGGGTGCGACAGATAGGTGGCTTCGGGCACCAGCACCACGTTGAACCATTTGCCGCCACCCAGATCGGCTAGAGACACGTCCCAGCACACTTCGTTCACGTCGGTGAACGACTGCTTCGGTGAGAAGTTGACGAGTGCATATCCTGACGTGTTCAAACCTGTCATCACATGCCCTGTTGATGCCCCACCTGGTGCACACCACCAAAAAAAGTTGATGTGGTCAGACACCTGCACGGTGCGCTGCGTCGGCGGTGCCTGGCAGGCCAGGTTGTGTGTCCCCTGGAACTGTTTGATCGAATCTCCGATGTCTTCAGGGCGGCATCCTGTTCCGTCAGTGCAGTAGTTCCCTGTATAGGTGTCAAACCTGCTGTAAAACCCTTCAGGGTTGTCGAAACTTTCTGAGAAAGTTCCCGAAGGCACGGTAGTCGTAGTCGTCGTTGGCGGCGCCGTCGTCGTTGTGGTTGTTGAGGTAGTCGTAGACGTTGTTGTCGTTGGGGCGACGGTAGTTGTAGTCGTCGCAGGTGGTACCGTCGTAGTAGTTGTTGATGAGGTTGTCGATGTAGTCGATGTAGTCGTCGGTGAACATTCCGTCTGCTCCGTCCCGTCAGGAACCGCATATCCGATCAGTGTGTCGTCATCGATGTCGTACACAGGCAAACAGGGTGCAACGATTTCTTCCTGCCCCTGTGCCACAACGGCAACATTGAGAACCACGAAAGCCGTGATGGCCGTGATGGGGATGATCTTCTTGAAGTTCATTAGGTGATGCTTTCTGTGTATTCGATCCCGACAACCAAATCTGCGCCAGCGATAGTCGAACCAATCACATCGATATCGACAGTCAAATAATCACCAGCGCTGATAGAAGTAACATCGGGGGTGGCGGTCATATCAGAGTTAGTAGAAACAGCAATATCGGGACGGTTCCCCTGAGTGGTGAACAGCGTTGTGCCGTTCTTGTTCACGTCGATGCGGATGGCCGCACCCGTGGGTGCGGTACCGACACCAGCGTAAATGTTTGTGACCGTAGCGGCCCGCTTAAAATACATGCGGATCACACCCGTAGAAACAATCAGGGTGCCAGGCACACTATACAGTTTTTCTAGCAGTGTTGTGTGAGAGTGCGATGTGGCCGCCGCACCCAAAGTGGTGCGACCCGCAGCAGCGTCAGCATCGTCAACCAACGAGGCACCAAACGTGCTGATCGTAGTTGAAGCTGGAAGCGACAAAGTGGCGATATCGGCATCCAACCCCAAATGGGCAATCGCCTGTGTTGGTGTACGGCTGGCCCAGGCCGACGAAGTAGCGACCATAAAGTTGTTTGTGGTCGCCGTCAATCCCGCAATGGTGTTCAAATCCGAGTCAAAAGCCTGAACATCTGTACCAATAACCAAACCGAGGTTCGTGCGGGCGGTGGCCGCATCCGAACCTCCCGTACCGCCATCTGCGACAGCAACATCGGTTCCGCCTGTCACATAGATGGTTCCTGTGACATCTTGCAGGGTCGCAGTTTTGTTAGAGGCGACAGACGCTGGGGCAATCACCGTGACCGTGTTGGAACCGTTGTCGGTGTCTTCGGCCAAAGCCAAAGAGGCGGGACCCGATGCTGAAGCCGACGTGAATGCCGTAGACAGGGTGGTCAAATCAGAGTCGAACGCCTGCACGTCGGTTCCGATGACAACACCCAAAGTTGTGCGGGCATTAGAAGCGGCGGCATCGTCAACCAGGGATGCACCAAAGGCACTGATCGTGGTAGAGGCAGGAACACTCAAAGTCAACAGATCAACGTCAACGGCCTGATCGACCCAATTGGTGCCGTTGTAATACAGAATGTCGCCAGTGGCGGCTGCCGTGATAACAACATCGGTCAGATCGTTCAATGTTCCGCCGCCGCCGCCCGTGGCGTCGGTGTCGTTAATCCAGTTTGCCCCGTCATACTTGACTACTTGTCCAGTGGATGGTGATGAAATCACCACATCAGACAGATCGTTCAACGCCAACGAACTCAAGGTTGCGAGCGAACCCAACCCCATCTGCGTTCTGGCCTGTGAAGGCGTCCTAGACGCCCACGCAGACGAAGTAGCAACCATAAAGTTATCGGTTGTCGCCGTCAACCCTGCGATTGTGTCCAGGTCGGCATCCCACGCCTGAACGTTTGTTCCGATAACCAAACCGAGCGTTGTGCGAACCTGAGCGGGCGTCCTAGACGCCCAGGCGCTAGAAACAGACACAATGAAGTTGTCGGTAGTGGCAGTCAGCCCCGCCAAAGTAGACAGGTCCGAATCGAACGCTTGTACATCTGTGCCGATCACAAGCCCCAGGTTGGTACGGGCACCGCTGGCGGTGGAACTACCAGTTCCACCATCCGCCACGGCAAGATCGGTGATGCCTGTGATTGTTCCACCCGTGATGTTTACGGCGTTGGCGTTTTGGGTGTGCATTGTCCCAGCGGCCGACTCTAGAACATAGCCAGGGTGGGGGTCTGCTGCGGCTACGTGGGTGGCGTGTAGTTGTGTGGTCGTCCATTTAAAGTTGGCTCCACCCTGGACGCCAGGGAAAACATCGGCATCGGCGGGTGCTGTCACCGCTGTTAGTGCAGAGATTTTTGTGTCAGCCATTATTCAAGCTCAATCTTATCGCCAGTTTCCAAAAGAATATCGTCCCCACCCTCCAACAGCAAGAACGAAGCTTCCGTAACAACCCTGGTGCAAAACGTGTAAAGAATCTCGTCACCAACAACCCACGTCATCGGCACCGTAGAAGTGACCGCCGCAGCCGTCGTATTCGTGCCACCAGCATAAGTAAACAACAGTGAAGTGGCACTGTTCTGCCACAACACACCAGGAAATCCGCCGACACCGCTGTCGTTATACAAAACACCGTGCGCCACAGGGCGGAACTGGTCAAAGTTCGCGAACGAAAACCCTGGCGGCAATGTGATGGTCGGGTTCGACGGCATGGTGGGTGACGTACCCAACGTGATTGTACCCTCAACCGTCAACATTCCGCCAATATGTGTGTAGTGGGCGGTGTTGACACCGCCCGTACCAACCGTGATGTTCGTTGTCGGCGTGTAGCTGCCTGTAGCGTAGTTGAGTAGATCAATTAGGTCTTCAAGACCTGTGACAACTAGCGTAACGTCGTCGGACAGTTCAGCGGTCGCTTGAGCGGAACGGATCGCCTCTCGACGCCTATGCCTGTTGCGCCCAAAATCCTGGGCTTCCACATTCAAAGGCATCGCCCCTACCCTTTATTCGTCGTCTGTCTGATCGTCCCAGCCGACCACAGGCACCGCACCATCAAACGCAGCCACCGCTCCAACGGGAACCATATCGACACCCACAGCGATAGAACCCGCAGGCACAATACCGTCAGGCAAATCCCTGTAGTTCATAACAACAGGCACAATCTCATCCATTAGCCACCAGCCAAAATTTGTAGCTCACGATTAAACCCGCCAGCCCCATTGTTGGCGATACCGTCCTGGCCGCCATTGGCGGCCAACAACGTTAGCATCGCCTCCGTAGCAGTCCGATCAGGGGTCAAACTGATCCCGTATGTCGCCAACGAATCGTTGATCGGAACGGTAGCCATTACTTAACCCCAAGCTGCTTCAGTTCTTTCTTTGTCCAACCCCATGCCGCAGGATCGTCACGCTGCCACACAGGAATCTCCGACAAATCGGGCTGCTGGTCGGCCTGAATCGAATCCCTAGCAGCCTGCTCGTTCACCTGATTTTCAACGATGGCGTTGAAAACGGTTGCCTGAGCATCGGCGTCGGTTACAATGCCTTCATCGAAGCCGTCTGCCTGCTGTGATTCGGTCACTGTTGTTTCGGCCTTTTCTTCGTTGACGTTTGCCATAACCATCATCTTTCTTAGAAAGTTTGTTTGTAGAATGAAAACGGGGGTCCACCGTCTGGGTGGACCCCCGTTGTGTATCTGCCGTTCGGCCGAGGGCCGATCAGATTACGCTGTCTTCGCAGTCAGCTTGCCAAGGTAACGGCGACCGTCCGTAGCGAACGTACCGTAACAAAGAACCATCCCGTAACGGGCGTCCTTGTCGTACGGCTGAACAAAGCCCTTGAACTTCATCCAGTTGCTAGACAAGGTAGCCAGCTTGATGTGGCGGCTGTTCAGGAAGTACCACTCGCCCGAAGGGCAGTAGTCCGACCAAACAACCGTTCCGCCCTTGTGGACAAGGTTTTCGAAACCAGCCTTAGCAGTCTCAGCGTTCATAAACCTCTGATTCACAACCAGCAACGACTCATACTTTTCGTACAAAGTCTGGGTTGTGACTTCGAAATCACACCTGTCGGTACCAAACGACACAGTGTTGTAACCCTGAGAAAGACGAGCAAGGCTCAAAGCCTCAGCGGTTGACTCGACGTATGAACGCCACCAGGTTTCGACGTTGCCGTCAATACCGCCAGCAGAAGTTGTTGTCCCCAACAAAACTGGCAGTCCAGCCCATTCCTTGGCGCTAGTGGTGTAGGTCGTCACAGTTGACGTACCAGCACCGTTTGACTTGAACAACATTTCCTCAAAAACTTCGGCCGCCGTCATTTCGGCGTTCTCAGTCTTCGTCTTCAAAAGCTTGATAACGGCCTTGTCGCCGCTGTTCTTCGCTTCCTCAATACCCGAGATAGGAATGTAGATCGCTGACTGCTTCCACTGATATGTGGCAACGTTCAGGAACTCATCCACCGCAGGAGTCAACGTGTCATGCCCAGAATAGTTCTGAAAAGTGGTGTTACGTCCACCGACCACAGGGAACACCGCTTCACGGCCACCCTGCGGGTCTAGCTTCGCCTTACGCTTGATCCAGTCCATAGCGGCCGTGCGTGCGAAAATGTTGTCAGTCGCCTTACCTGAAGTAAAATACCTCTGCAAGGTTGTGGCGACGATGTTATCGAAAGCCATAATAGTTCTACCTTAAGAATCGGAACCGCCCGAAATCAGTTCGAACAGTTCGCCAATGTCGTTGAATTGATCTGTAGCAATTTCGGATGCCTTCAAACGACGCTGCGGAACAGTACCCGTCGCAGCCTGCTTCGCAGCCTGACGGCTAGCCTCGGCCGCAGCTTCCGCTGCGGCTGTATCCACCACAGGAACCGCAGGATCAGGTGGCTTGACACCGTACTGCTGTCCGATACGAGTGAAATGGGCGGTGCGTAGATCAAGGTTGTACTTTTGGGCCAACATCAACGTTTCTTTCGGATCGAAAGCCTCACCGAATTCGCCTTTAAGCCCATCGATTTCTCGACGCACACCATCTACGACACGTTCCCGTTCGATCTGTTCCTGACGATCCATGAGTGCCTGTAGCTGCTGCTGCAACTGGCGGTTCTGCTCATAGACAGGACGCAAATCTTCATCAACATCGGCCAACGGATCAACCTGAGTCTTACCGTTGTATTCGACATTGAACGCTCGGGCCATCGCCTCGATCATTCCCTGCGGGTCGCTTTCCAGACCCAACTGAATATCCCGTGCCCACTCAGCCAAATGACGCTGCTGAGCCACCAACTGTGTCTTCTGTGTATAGTCCTGCTGACGCATATATCCGTCACGCAGTTCCTTCAAAGAAACAGGTGTCTCCACGTCACCGACCTTCACAGGTACGGTTTTGTCCGCATATGCGGACCATTCCCACACTTCCTCAGGGACCTCAACGGCTTCTCCTGCTGCGGGAGTTGCTTCGCCTTCAACGGCATCGGTATCCGACTCATCCTCTAGTCCTAACAGGACTTCGGGAATATCGGTTGTACCTGTGTCTGACCCTCCTGTTTCTGCTTCTGAGGCTTCCGCCCACATGTCAGAAAAATCGGATAGGTCTACTTCGTTTTCACCAGGCATATCGTTCTTTCGGTAGAGTCCCCCGTAGGGGTTGTTCTGTTGGAACTATCGATATAGTTCCCTATATACATGCGAAAAGTGTACCAACCCCAGCTAGAGCACTATTCTGAGAATGGTCCAGAAACAACAAAACCCCCGCCATGGCGGGGGTTTTGTTGGGGCGATGGCTGGTAGCCGAGGATTCGAACCCCGCTATATCCTGCTTAACAGGCAGGCGCACTCACCTAGAATGCTAGCTACCATCGCAGCAATGTTCTCTGTGCCCGCAATGCGGGCAACGCCAATGCGTTGCGACCGCATCAAACCTGCGTTCACAGTTAGAACAAAGCATAAGAGCCACCTAGAGGAATCGAACCCCCACTACGGCCGTACAAAGGGCGTGTGCTTTACCGTTGACACTAAAGTGGCATGAGTCGCTCGAAGGCGACATGTTCTTTCAGGTATTGCGTGCCCCGCCTAGGACTTGAACCTAGACCCGCACGGTTAAGAGCCGCCGATGCTACATTGACACCAGCGGGGCAAAATTCTTCTTCTTCTTCTTCAATTTCTTCAGGTTCCACATAGTACCAAGGGGTGAACCCTGTCGCATCGATATTCTGTTCCGCTACCGCTTTGCGGCGGGAACGTTTGAATTCGATTGTGATGACGAGTTTCATTTGGCACCCCACCAAGGTTACGATCCCTGTATCACGGGTTTGGAGTCCGTTTACCGCCCAGCGGCGTGAGGTAAGATGGGGTGATCGCCAAGACTCGCACTTGGACTAACAGGGCCACAACCTGCTGTGCTGCTTTGACACTACAACCACATTGGTTCCCCCCACAGGATTCGAACCCGTATCGCCTCGGTTAAAAGCCGTGAATGTTAGCCATTGACACCAGAGGGGAAAGAGTAGAGAGTACGGGATTCGAACCCGTATCAGCCAGTTTGAAGGACTGGGGACTTAAACCGTTAGTCTAACTCTCCTAGAGCGACAACAAGCGGATTCGAACCGCCATCGGCCTCCGTGACAGGGAGGGGCTTTGACCAAATTAAGCTATGTTGCCAGATGGATGGCGGTTTCGGAGTCAAACCGAATTCAGAAGGGTTGCAGCCAACTGCATAGTCGTCATGCTCACCGCCAGTGGTAACGGAAGGGATCGAACCTTCGACGCTCGGCTTTTCAGACCGACGCTCTACCTACTGAGCTACGTCACCTTCGGTCCGTCGTGATGGAATCGAACCACCTTGCCAAAGCGGGGCGTTTACAGCGCCTTGCCCTCCATAGGGCCTACGACGGTTAAACGGCGGGGAGTCGGGGCCGAAGCCCCAACCCCCGCCAGGTTTAAATCAGGCTGCCAAACCTGCGTACCAGTTGGTAGCGGTCGTCTTAATGAGAATCAAGATGTCGCCAGCGGCGACTGTGGCCGAACCAACGAAGGTGTCCGAACCTGTCTTAGCGACAGTTACGGCACCAGCGCCAGCCTGAACAACGAAGAAAACGGTTCCGATTTCCCAGTTGACAGTTGTTGACTCAGGCAAAGTCAACGTGGTGGCTGATCCATGCGAAACCGTGATAACGGTCCCTGGGGCGGCCTTGCCCGATAGTGTGTTTGCGGCACCAGTCAAGGCGATAAGCCTTGCGGAACCGATTGGAGCTACTCCTGCGGCCATATTGGTCACCTATTTCTGTTAGTCCGATATATCGGTTTGCGTGAAACCCTAGAGGGAATTTCACGTCTTGCCCCTAGAGGGGGCCGTCAGAATGGCAGGATTCGAACCTGCGGTATCCTGGTCCCAAACCAGGCGCTTTACCAAGCTAAGCTACATTCTGTTGTCTGCGGCAACGTAGACCTACTATGGGCGGCACCGCAGTACGTGGAGAAGGTGGGAGTCGAACCCACGGCGGACAGGGTGCAAACCTCGCCTGTGCCCAGCACCATCCCCAAAAAGCAGGAGGCTCCACAACTGACCTATGCTGTGGACAGGGCGTCCCCTTAGGATGGCGCAGCCATCCAAACTCCTGGACGTCCGTGCTAGAGGGATCGAACCTCTCGTAGACAGGGTGTAAACCTGTATGGAGCGCCAGCCCCGTAACACGGTAGATGGAGTGCCCACAGGGAATTGAACCCTGACCGTCTGCTTGGAAGGCAGTCATGCTAGCCGTTAAACACCACGGGCACAAGAGATTGGGGGCAGGGCGCAACCTTCACCAGTCAGCTACACTGGCTAGCCGATACGGCCGTATCGGCACCCCTTTGTACCAGTTGCACGAATCGAACGTACCTGAAACACCTTATCAGAGTGTCGCCCACCACCAGTGGGCTTAACTGGCTAGATCAACGCAACAGCCAAAATGACCAGGATTGCGATGAGGATGATAATGACAATCGTATCACTATTCATGGTCCCCCCTCCGAGATTCGAACTCGAACATTCACAGTTTCTAAGACTGCTCCCTCTGCCAGTTGGGGTAAAGGGGGATTGCGATGGAGGAAAGCAGAGGGCACGATCCTCACGCCAAGGGCGCTACCCGCTTAGCAAGCGTTCCCGAACCTATCGGTTTACTTTCCACGATGGCGGAAGGAGAGGGAGTCGAACCCTCAAGGCCGTTAAGCTCGGCTGTTTTCAAGACAGTTTCAGTCGCCAATCTGATTGCCCTTCCAAGATGGAGGCGGGTACGGGAAACGAACCCGTTCTTAGTGCTTATGAGACACCAGCCGTCACCAGACGACCCGCAGCACCCGTCCCAGGATTCGAACCCAGCACTCCTGGTTCAGAGCCAGGCGTCTTACCTAATAGACTAGTCGGGTATGGTTGCAATGGGCAGGATTCGCACCTGCGCCAGCACACGGGCCATGAACCCCGCATGGTTGGCCCCGCCCGTGTCAAACACGTTGGGGAACGGTCCCACAAGGTGCCGCCCCTTACGGGCGACTTACCGCTTCGCACTACAAGTAGCCCACCAGGGATTCGAACCCTGACCGTACACGTTTTGAATGTGTTTCCTCTGCCAGTTGGGACAGTGGGCCAAAATTGCAAGGAATGGACCAGTATTGACCTGGCGACCCCCACCCACACATGTTCAGTCCGTACGTTAACAGCTTATCTAGAAAGCTGGCGACCTTGCATGCTGTGAGGCTCATCCCCGCTGCACGGGCGGGGATGGTAGCTCCGCTTACGCTACTCCGCATTCCTTGTGCGTGATCCCAGCGGGAATCGAACCCGCATCACGGGATTGAGAATCCCGCATCCTCACCGTTGAACGATGGGATCAAACACCAGCCGACAATCTGGTGGTCCGCCAGGAGAGATTCGAACTCCCATCCTACACCTTAGGGGGGTGTTGCCCGTCCAGTCGGGCCACTAGCGGTCTGGCGCCCTCGCAAGGAGTCGAACCCTGTTTCCAACGTTCGTAGCGTCGGTACCCATGATCCGTGGGCGAAGGCAATAATCGTATTATAGTTGACATCAACCGCAATGTCAACAAATTTTTGAAACTTTCTTAGAAAGCTACATTGGTGGCGGCGGACCGCCCCCACCAGGAGGTTCCACCCCTGGTGGGGGAACGGCACCGTCTTCGGGCATCATCGGAGCGGGCCGCAAAATCCATTCCTGGGCGTTCTTGATCCCGAACCCGTTACGCAAAACATGTTCCGCCAGCATAACAGGATTGACAACACCAATCTCAACCATCGGCCCCAACGCATCCATCATCTGCAAAGCAGACTGACGCTTAAAGGATTCGTTTTGTGGCTGAGTAGACCCCGCCTCGACCTCAAACACAAACTCGCCCTGAATCGCCTCACGATCATAGGGCACCCAGGCCACAACCATCTCATCAGACACAACACGGGCAACATCGGCGGTATCCATATACTGCTGGGATAGTGTGATCATTCGTTCCGCAACACCCGACATCATCATTTCGACACGATACAACTTGTCAGATGAACGGGCGTTCGCAGCATCCTGAATCAACCCAGCTTCAGTGGCAGTACGCCGAATCTCGGGCATGGCACCACGGGCATACTCGGAAACACCGCTAACCAAATCGATGTCGTTCTGAATCATTTCCGACTGACCATACCAGTCGGGCGGCAAACCAGTGTACGGGACAGTGGCGAAAACATCAGTGAAGGGGCGATCTTCCAACACATCCAACATCACGTTGTCTTCGCCCGCCTCAAGGTCTTCAACACCGTCAGGACCCAAGGCGGCCGAACGATACAAGTTGATCCTACGACCATGCTTACGGTCATTAACCAAAGCCGTCCTGGTCAAAGCCAGTTCAACCTGAAGCCCATAGATCATTTCTACGTCACCGATGCCGTAAAACCTTTCAGGCACAGCATAGTTCTCAACAAACACGAACGGGTGGCCGCCATGAAATGGCGACGGCTGTTCGTCCTGTAGAAAATCGTCACACTGTTCGGCAACAACACAGATCGTGTTCTTGATCAAATCGAAATATTCGTAGACAACAACAAAACCTGACTCCTGAGAAGACTGAACATTCTCGGTGTAAACCTCAACATCGGGGCGAGAATCCGATTTTGTCGTCGGCTTCAACTTGCGCCTAACGGCAGGCTTCCACGCCTCGTTGGCCCTGGCTTCCTCGATCGGGACAAGCTGTTTGTGGGCAACCCACCTAGCATCCGCAATATCTGTTGCGTCAGGATCAACAAACATGTCGAACGGTGAAACACGACGCACAAAAGGTGCGTCTTTCGTGATCACAGTCCTAGACGTTGGCAGCCCCGACACCGTTTCCTCGACAGAAGGAAGATCGTCTTCAGTGATCTGACCCTGCTCGATTGCGGACTGGCGTTCCATCAACGCAGCCTGCGCCTGCTCCTGCCACTCGGGAACAGTCAAATCTTTTTCCTCAGTCTTCGTCTCCCAGGTGACCTTCACCCAGCCGTGACCGATGATCACAAAATCTTTGACAGCCTGAACGATTTCGGCTTGCACCTTCCACTGCTGCCACTGATGGTTCACAACAGCCTGAACAACCTCAGCAACAGGAACCTGTTCCTCCTGTTTCGCCGTCACCGTAATCTTAGGGCTGTGAACAGCCACAGAAGGAACGATCACGTTCACAGTTGAGAACGCCATGTTTGGCGCAACCTGATATTCGTAATCGTTCAACGCCTCATACTCGTACTTGTTGGCGTAAATCTGAATGAACTCAGACCACTTACGATCCCAATTGTTGTCCTTGCGAAGTTTCGCAGAATCATGGATGCGGGTCAACTTTTTTTTCGCCGCATCCTTACGCTTCGAACCACGACCGTATCCATCGGCATCATCGTAGGTCACTTCGAAGTTAGAAGCCATAGTAATTACTCTGCTTTACAGGAATCGCCTCGATGCCATTAGCAGCAGCTTCGGCTACGGTTCTACGCTGGCCCTCAGCTACCGTCGTGTTGTGAAAGAAATCTTTGCCACCTTCCAGGTGGCCGCCGATAGCGACGGAACGGGTCTTGCAGCGAAAACACACGGTTGGTGTCAGAGATTCGCTATTGAATTTTGACGTGGGGCGATCTTCACCACAGGCGGTGCAACACTGCATAGTTTCCCTATTAACTGCAATATCTGTGTCAGGAAGCCCGTTTGCGCTGGTAGAGTAAACAATTCTAGATACCAACTTTCAACCCCTTTTTCTTATCCTTGCCCTCTAGTTGCTTGGACCACCAAGCGATAGAACCAGGCACATCATGATCCTTCACACGGAACACCTGATTCTCCACCGCATACTTCCGTGCCTCCACACAAAACGCCAAAGCCATCACCAAGTCATCATGCGGCGAACCATGCAACTTGACGCGTTCCCCCACCTGATCCCTGACAAACCCCTTCAGTTCCGACACCGTTTCACGGTGCGGAACATTATTCGACCTGAGATACTCTGCGAGAAAGTCCATCAACTTCGGCTTATTCGCATAATTCGTCTGGAACCCCACAGACTCCGTGATGCCCTCCTGCCTAGTAGTCGCTGTGCGCCTACGATACAACCTGGTGTAGCCCGCCCTTTGCATCGCCTTCAGGGTGGTCAGTCCGTGGTTGTTCACTTCGGCACACACTAGAGCATGGTTGTAGTAGTATCCGACCGCTGGAAGGATTTCCGATCCGTACAAGTCGGGGTCAATTTTAGATCGGTAACAAGCAACAAGGCGTCCTGAAGTTGCTTCCATGACCCAGGCGACAGACCAGTCTCCGTGTTCCAATCCCATCGCGACATCGGCTCCGACGACATATTTGCCTGTCGCATGTGGTTCCTCCCACACCAACAAATCTCCTGCTCCATCATATTTCTCCCATCTGTGTGACCCCGCAATATGTTTGATGTCGATACGCTGGATCGGGTCTTTCAACTCCATGCCCCTCAGACGATCCAAGTCGAAGAACGGGTTACCTGAACCGATGAACGCCTCTTCAGGGTTCGACGGATATTCCTGACATAGCTGCCAGTATTCCATGTTCGCAGCCTTCTCAGCATGCCACGCCTCATCACGGCCAGGGACAGCCCACCACGGAATGAACAAACCCTTGAAAATGTTTGTTCCCGCCTCAGCGCCAGTCCAACGGTGATGAAAATCGTTACCTTCACCCTTCGCTGTGGACAAACCAACAACATGTCCACCGATGTCGGTGATCGGCTCAATAGACGACCACGCTTCCTCCTGATTCAGAAGCGACGCCCATTCGTCAACAACCACCAGGTAAACCGACTCACCACGGGCAGGATCAGAGTTAGACGGCAACGACTCAACCAACGACTCATTATCGAACGTCATACGTTCCAACGTCTTATCGATCAACCTTGGCCCACGCTGAACAACCCACTCAGGCATCTTCCTGTAAGCATACCTGGATTTCTGTAGCAGCTTACGGGCCTCACGCTGCCCCTTCGACAACAAAACGATATGACGATCAGGCCACCCGATCGCAGCCCACAACACAAACACCGACGCCAACGTAGAGAACCCCACCTGACGAGACTTCAAAATGATCGTATAGCGATGCTTCAACCAGTGCCGAACCGTTTCGATCTGCGCCTCACGCAGATCGAAACTCACCATACCCCGACCAGGATACTTGACCATGATGTTCTCTAAACAAAACAGATGAAACGCATCAGCCAAACGATCCACAGCCTCATCGTCAGTCTCACCAACAGGATTCCACTGCACATCAGGAAACCACTGACGCCAAGCCAACTCGTGCTGAATCTGTTCAAGATCGAGTTTTTTCTGACCGCTGGGCAACCTGACAGTCTTCACCTGGAACCCCAACTTCGGGTCGCCCACTGGCGACCCTCCCAATTCTTGTAAACCTTGATATGCCAACCATACCTAGAACCAGGATCGGGGACAAACGTCGAATACCACCAACGATACCCCGCAGGAGGCTTATCACTCATCGCCAGTCACCTTTTCTGAGAAATCCTGAATGCCCGCAGCTTCGTCCACAGGATCGACTCCGCTCGCCAACTCAAATAGACCGCCCCCCGCCACAGCCGCCTCATATTTCTTCTGCAAATCCCACAACTCGTCATCCGAAAGCTGCGACAAATCCAAATCGTCCTGATACTCCACACCCAACAACTCAGACGACACCTTGAACGTGTCATGCACACCCACCGCCTTCAACCACTCCTTCACACACTTCAACGCAAACTCACGATCCTCGTATTCGCCGCTGAAATGCCCGTAAAGAAAATCCAGTGCCACCGATACCCTATGTGGGTCCCCCGAGCGTTGTAGCGCAACGTAGCGGGCAGCTAAAGCAATCTGGGGGTCCTGACCCCACCGCCACAACGTCGCCTCATGCACATCAAGAAACGCAGCCAAATCTTTCGCCGTCGCAGGCTTACGAACCATCGGCGGCGAAGCAATCCAATTCACATACAACAACTGCTTCTCGTTCAACTCCCTGATCCGCTTCTGGGTGGCCGCCTTCGTCGGACGCCCCCCCTTGTTCCTCACAGCAACAACCTGACCTTCGGTTACCTCATCGTCACTCATGCAAACTCCATTGCAAAAATCTCCCTATAGGTAGCGAAAACCGTATCACCCGACTTTGTGCACTTGTGAAAAGTATCCTCTGACCTGCGGCTGGTACACTTTCTGCAATACTAAAAGGGACACCTTCGGGGGAAGGGGGACCTACGGGGGGGATAGGGGTGTAGACATGGCCGAACGAACGAAGAGAAGTGAGGCCCAACAAAACAAAGCCAAACAGAACGAACCACTAGACGTGGTTCGTTCAAACCAAGCCAAGCTTAAACTAGGCGGAACGCAAAGCGTTCCGCCGCAACAATGCGTTTAACCAAACAAACACAACAGGGGCTTTCCAGCGAAAGCCCCAACCTTTTGCGTAAAAACCAAACCAACCCGCAAACCCCCTGCGTGAGCAGGGGGCCTTTTTATACCCAACCCGCCAGGAATCATACCGAAACTCACAAACAAAACCAAAGCTCAACTGTAGGAATCATACACACAAGCACATGTACCGAACCACCAACAACCATATATAGGTGTGGGGGGCGTATCCCCTGTATACCCCCCTTGGCTGTTGTTGTCAGGTTGGCTTGTGTTTGTTTGTTAGGCCAGCCTAATATTTGCAGCCCATACATGGCTATAGTCTCTGTTAAGCTCACCTAACTATACACAATAAGCATGCATACTTGACAATCCCATACAGTAAGCTGCATGTTTATGCAGAAACGGTGATGGAATACAAGTAGAATACAAGTAACGAATGGGGGTGATGCTTGGCTCCCCGAACATGTGTTTGTTAGAGCGCTCCATTCTACTGAGGGCCGAGGTTTAGCAGGTGTTGTTAAACCTGCTAATCGGTGTGCAGCTTTCCAGGGTTGGCTTATCCACAGGGGTTGTGGGAAAGTTTCCAAACAATCGTTCTAGCTGGTGGTTTGGTTGTGGTTTGGTTGTGGATATGTGGTTTCTGAGAAATGTTCTATTGACAGTGTTTGGTACGGTGCAGTCGTCATCGCAATACCCCTTGAGCTACACGGATCGGGTGAGCGGCCGACAGCTAGCCACTGGCGAAGCCTCCGAACCCTGCGCTACACAAGGGGAACGGTCGAAGCCTGGTGGAGGTCCGTGATTCAGCGAAGCCACGCACCGTATCTAGGCTCCCGATGGGGACACTCTTGCGAGTGTGCTGCCAGTAGGGGAGAAAGGTAGGTGTAGTGGTGGAGGTTTCCGATTCGGTTCTGTAGTTGAGTGTGTCCACATTCTCGTGTGTTGAGTGCATTCCTACAATGGTCCGTGCTGCACCCTAAACTAATAGATCGCTCGTGATGCGAAGGGCTATGGCAGATGAATCAAGTCACGCTATCCACTATCTGACAGCTAGGGCAGACTACGTATCCAGTCGTAGCCTTGCGTGTGCGCCTAGTTAGTGCCGAGTGGGGTAGACGAGGTGAGAAACCTTATGAACGTTTGCCTAGCCACCATATGGGGTGAACGTTATTTGGCTTTATGGTGAGCATCGCTAGCGGGCAGTCAAATTCGCTAGGGTGAATTGTGGGAATTAGCAACGCACGGCCGATTATCGGCCGTGCGTTGTCGTGTTCTATCAATCCACAAACGAAATGAGGGGTATCATGTTGGTTCATTCATCGGTTCCCGCTACGTCGGAGGTTCTGTCGAACGCTTATGTGGTTCGGCCATCGCACGCTGACCGTTCGGGTTTCCGTCCGTATGTTCGTCAGTATTCTGGGCGTCGTGTCCCGATCACGCTTGCTGATCTGCCGTCAGCGGTCCGTCATTTCGACGCCACGTTTGGCGGTGAGTGATGTCACGTAAGACTGTCAGTGTCACCGATGGGAATAACGGCGACAGTGATGCTACTCGCCGTTGCTACTATCGGGCATCTGGCCTGGATAGCTAACAAAGCTAGTCAGCGTTACCCTAGCCCATCGGGATAACGGCCCGATGGGTAGGGGATAATGCCTACTGGCAGAATTCGCAAGTTTCTTAGAAAGTCCACAAACAACGAAAGGTGAGAGCAATGGCCGAATTTGGTAAGAACGATATTGCTGTCATCGACATGACTAACGATGAGGAAACCCTTAAGGGTATCATTGCTCTAGGTAAGTCGATGACGGGTTTGCAGATGAAGACGGCTGCGAGGGTTGGGGCGAACGGCTACATTCTGTCGGTCGGGATCGCCCGTCTCGGGTTGACTTCTTCCGAGTGTGAGTCGGAGGGTGTCGCTCCTGGCGGTTCAGCTTCCCGCTACAAGACGGTCGGTCAGGTTCTGGCGTATGCTGCCAGGGGCACCGAAGATTCGGTGGATGCCGATATGGAGGCGATGGTGAACCGTGTGAAACGGTATCACGGTTTGCAGGTTGATGCTGGTGTCAAGTCGCCTGGGTTTCTGGCTATCTGTCAGGGGTTGAATTCGACGGATGGCGACGAGAAGGTTAAGGCTGTAAAGGATGCTTTCATGGTGTTCGGTGGGGCTGCCACTTTCTATTCGATTGCTAAGGGTAAGAAGTTGCATGACTCCGAGATTGTGGAGGCGACTCCTGAGGATGATGGTGGGGCCGATGATGAGCCGACTCCTGGGGATGCTGAGGCGTTCATTCTGTCGCAGTTGATGATGATCCGTCAGTACGCTGAGAAGCATGGTGTGGCGGTCGGTACGGTTTCACATCTGTTCGGTCAGGTGTTCAAGTGAGGGCAGCGATTCTGTTCCTCGCAGTGTTTGTGATGCTGTGGGTGGTCCTCGTGGTGTCGCTGGTGAACCTGTCTCGGTGATCACCGAGACAGGGGGGTTTCCCGACCCTTTCTTAGAAAGGGTCGGGCTTGGCATTCCGCAGGTGCGGCACAAACAGATTGTGCACGGTTCGATACCGTGGTTTGCCACTTTCCCTGGTCAATCTCAACAACGAAATGAAAGGAATTACGTGATGATGATTGCACAATTCGATGCCGAAGTGATCACCGAGACAGGGATGGAACGCATCCATTCGGCGCTGATCATCGAACAGGACGCCAACCGCTGTCAGTTGGTCGCTATGGGTATTGTGGCGAACCTGGCGTTAGGCGATGTTCCAGAGTTGGTGAAATGGTTTACCCTGTCCTCTCCGACCTACGTGTCAGGTCCGACCTACGCGTCAGGGAACGTCGATGATTCTGATTCGGTGACCGAACTGCATTTGGGTCGTGTGATTCAGCGGTTCCAGATCAGCGATGACCCATGGAACATGTGCGACGAGTCCTGAGTAATGCCCGACTTGACAGACGGGGTCGTTTCTGTCACACTATGCCGATGAGCGATATCGCTCATCGGACGCACCCGTGCGGCGACTAGGCAACCCAAAGCACACAACCAAACCACCCTTAGAAAGGGGAATCGTGATGAGCATTGTTTCGTTTCGCTGGTCAGAGTTGGCTAACACCGTCGTCGGTTACACCGACGACGGTGACGTTCTAGATTATGTTGACTGGACGGTCGAAGACATGATCGCCGCCAGACGGGCGATACACGGCGGCGATGTCTGTGTCAATTGTCAGGCTTCACCCGATATCCTGTTCCGCACCCGCCCCGCAGGACCGAAGGGTGGCGACGAACAGGACGAATCGGGTGATGACGACGGCTGGGAATCGGAGGATGAGCAAGACTCGGACGGCGGCGATGAAGGCGACGGCGATGATGAGTCCGATGATGATGATGAGTCCGATGATCAGGGCGATGAGCAGGACGAAGCCGAAGGCGAGCAGGAGTCCGAAGGCGAGCAGTCGTTGACTTTCTCAGAAAGCGAAGGTGAAGGCGACCCGTTCGATCACGCTTTGGCTGACGACCTGTGGTCGCTGTATCGTCCCCGTGTCGTACAGATCGCAGAAGCCCGTGTGATTCAAGGGGTCGATTACGCCCGTCGTGTGATCGTGGGCGGCGGAGGTTCGGGCGGTACGGGACTCAGGCTGTCGGGCCGCAAGGTTGGCACACTGCCCGATACCCGCCATTTCATGTTCGACAAGGTGATCAGTGCCATCGCCCGAGGATTGAATGTGTATTTGGCGGGGCCGCCAGGAACAGGTAAGTCTCACATGGGTTACCAAATGTCCGAAGCGCTCAGCATCCCGTTCGGTGTCACGTCGTTTAGTCCGATGTCAACCGAGTCAAAGCTGTTGGGGTTCCGCAACGCTCAGGGTGAGATTGTCCACACGGTGTATCGTGACAGGTATTCGGATGGCGGTCTGATGTTGATGGACGAGTTGGACAACGCTAACCCTGCGATCGTCGCAGTGTTGAACGGCGGTTTGGCGAACGGGTTCATGGAATTCCCAGACGGCGTCATGATGCGACACCAGGATTTCGTTTGTTTGGCTACGGCTAACACGTTCGGTACGGGGCCGACTGCCGAGTTCGCAGGCCGTCAGAAGCTTGACCCTGCGACGTTGAACCGTTTCGTCAAGTTCTACATCGGCACCGATGAGGCGATGGAGACGCTGCTGGTCGAGTCGTTGATCGGTCAGAAGTTGGCCGAGCGTTGGCTGTCGAAGGTGCGGCATGCCCGCAGGGCGGTGGACGATTTGCGGATCAAGCATTTCGTCACGATGCGAGACAGCCTGAATGGTGCCCGTCTGATCGCACCTGGGGATGGTTCATTCTCGATGGAGGATGCGATGGAGGCGACGTTTATGGGGCCGTTGACGCCCGATCAGCGTGAGAAGGTTCAAGGATGGCGGGGGTGAGAGCGATGCTGTACCGTCTGCACTGGTGGCTTTACAGTCACGGTATCATCCGCTAGGGTGTTCATTTAGGGTTCGTGTGCAGGGTTGCACATACCCCACCCACCGTTCGGTGGGTGGGGGACTTTCTCAGAAAGGAAATGGTTGTGGCTTTACGTAAGATAGGTTCAGAGGCGGGTTTCATTATTCGCCAGTACGATTCGATCCATCAGTTTCTGAAGGTCGCAGAGAGGGGCGATCCCGAGGGGGCATCGCACACATGTGACGGCGGGTGGGCGGGTACCGTTTCACATGAGCAGGCTGTCCAGTTCGCAAAGTATGGCGGCTGGAATCCGAAGATTGTCAGGTTGCGGACAGTGTTCGATGGGTTAGTGCCGAAGCTGCGCAAGTTCGTAGATTTCGACGCACAACGTCACCACAACGTGGCGGGCGACGAGGTTGATATCGCCCGCTATCTGGATGGTGAACCTGAGCACATGATGGAGTGGACACCGAACGAGGAAAGTGTGAGGCGGCGTGCCCTGTGTTTGCTGATCGGCCATTCGGTCAGCGGCGCGGTGGCAGCCGAGCATCTGTTCGTTCGTGGACAGGCTGTGATCGCACTTGTGCGGGCACTCAGCTTGTTGGGGTACGAGTTGGAGATTTGGTCAGAGGAAACTTGCGGCGGATTGACGGTGGCTGGTGTGAACAGATATTCGACGCTGGTCAGGTTGCATGCGGCAGGCGAAATCATGGATGAGTCGGCGGTCGAGTTTGCGATCGGGAACCCGTCGTGGCTGCGCAGATTGTATTTCGCATCCGAAGAAATGGAGTCCTCGCAGGTTCGCAGACAGTTCGGGTTTATGGACGGCTACGGTTATGGTCGTCCTGAGAAGATTTGTCACGCCAACCTGGTTGGGGCCGATTTGGAAATCGATTTGGGCCGTGACTGGTTCGGTGAGAACCTCGGGACCGATCCTTCAAGGTTGGCTCGTAAGGGTATCGAGTGGGTGGCGGGCCAGTTGAAGGAGTTGGGTGTGATCGATAAGGATGCACAGGTGGATTGGGATGAAGGCTGATGTGCTGGCTATGGCGATACTCGACAAGGAAAGGGCAAACGTAAAATGATTTACTTGACAAGACAACAGCAAACTGCTATGATGATATCGGCAGGCGCATACTGTCAGGCAAACGGACAGCATCCGTATTGGCTGATCACACGGCACGGCATTTTCTGTCCGACGTGTGGAAGTGCCCCGATTCTCACACACCATAACCATCCGATCATCGGTTGGATTCTTAGAAAGGCACAGGCGTGAGCAAGAAGGATTACGAATTGATCGCCAGTATCCTTGCTGCCCAGGTAGCTACCTGGGGTGCGGGTACTGCCGAAGCCGACGTTCTGTTGATTGCCCGTGACAATTTGGCTATGCCTTTGGGCTAGACAATCCTAGATTTGACCGCAGGCGCTTTATTGAAGCGTCAGGCGGCGAATAGATGTCCCGCCAGGGGGATACGGACTGAGGGGGGCTATCCCCCCGAAGTTCTGCCTGGTTTGGGTTTGATTGTAATTCCCGCCGAATTAGACGTTGACAGAACGACCCGATTAAGTCGAACGAGCCTGCAACGATGGCGCAACGGGGTAGCGGTACCCAAAAGGTAAGCGGTCAACGACATGGCGTAGACAGCAGGTTGATCAACCCAATTATAAGATAGAATCAACCCTTGAGATAGTTTCTTAGAAACCGAACCATCCTGAAAGGATAGAAACGAAATGGAAGACAATCCCGTAGTTGATTTGCAGGTGACAGGCGAGGCGGCACAGGTCGCACTCAATGACAATCCTGCCTACAGGATCGTGGCAGACACGTTGAACGATTTGGCTGCCATTCTGTGGGTTACGACAGGGGCCTTCGGCCCGCTGAAGTTCCAGGTAACCAAAGAGTTGGTCCCCGACGACGGTGAGGAACCGTACGACGACGCAGGACCGCTTGTGCTGACATACACGTTCACCGTTACCGAAGGAGCACCTGATGCGTAACCCATTCAAGCGCAAGACCGACCCGACATTCAACGAGCGAGTGTCGAGCTATCTGCCGAAGGAATTGGCAGACCAATTCCATCCCGACACCAAAGTGGGATGGGCCGACATCAAATTCTTTCTGACAATCAAGCACCCAGGAGTCGACCCCGAAGTTCACGAGTGCAATCTGCTGGATGATCCTGAGCAGCCGTTCGTGCTGTTCCAGGCCATGGTCGACACCGCCAAAGGGTTCGGTTCGAACGGACCGCAACTGCAAGAGTTGGTTGCGGCTGGAATTGCAGAATCGTGGGCACAATTGATGCAAGTTTCGCAGGTGCATCCGTGGATCACGTCAACCGATGAGACCAACCCTGATATCGTGACACTATCTGTTGTTGGCCCATCGGGTGTTCTGTTTCGTGACGTGTCTCGGGCCATCCGTATCGATGACCAACATTTGGCTTTGGCTGCCGAACCTTTCGACAGCAAGCTGGACGAAGTGAAGGCGAAGTATCCTGATGCGGCGAAGCTGGATGCCGTCTTCAAACGGTTGAGTCCCGACGAGAGGCAGTTGCTGATCGAAGCACGACAGATTTCTGCGGCGCTGGTTCAGCAACTCACCGCTGCCAGGTTCCTAGACGCACGGGGCGATAATCCGTTCGCTGCGGGGCCGACAGGCTCCCCGCAGCAGGGACCGTACGACAGGCGTTCCCAGGGCGGCTACCTGTAGTCCGTTGACATAGCGACGACGGATGGTTACACTCAGGCTCGGCCAAGCCTAACCAAACAGAGCTTAAGCTAGCTCACCCTGCTAACGCAGGGTGAGCGGCTAAGCTAAGCTTTAGCTAGTTTCTCGGAAAGGCAAAACACATGTCCATGTTCATCAACGCAAAAAACATTTCACCGACCGTCGACTGGTCGGCCCGCGTCGCCGTCATCTTCGGCGTGTTGAAAGGTTCGTGTCGGATGGTGTCGTTGCGTGAAATCGGCGAGGGGTTGGGCGTGCCGATGAAGGGGAAGTCGTGACCACGGCTGTCGCATATGCAGCGAAACGGCAGGCCCGCACCACCATCCAACACATCGATGACGACAACAACCTCACCCACATGTCACACCTACACCCGCTCGCTGAACGCATGGGAATCGACCTGTTCGACATGACCGCCGCACAGTTCGCAGACCTGTACGAGCAGTACACGGCCCTGTGGGACAAGGCGCACGCTGTCGAGGGTGTTGCTGGCGACGTGCATGATGCTTGGAGGGCGCATCGACGGTCCCGCCCGAACGCAGCCATTCAGGATGCCATCCAAGTCGGTTTCGCACACGGTTTGACGTTGGGCGAAGTTTATGCGATCTTGGAGCCGCACATGACGTGGGATACGTTCATCTGCGGGTTCATGGTGGGTCCGAAGGTGTCCAGGTTGTGCACCGAGCTAGATCAGGAACATTGGGAACATCTGGAAGCATGGATTCATGCTCTGGCCGAGGAAGGCGAATTGACGTACAGTCGAGTCCGCAAGGTTGTCAGGGTGTTGGGTTCCGACGTGCAATCGTATGCTGTGGGGCGTCTAGTGGGAAGGTTCGGATATGAACTGCAACGATGACGGAACACTAGTAGTCCACCAATCCGACCTGAACGACTTCCGACAGTGCCCCGAACAATTCAGGGCAACCCGAGGCATCGAACCAGGCGGCAACTTTCTAGGAAAGGACGAACAAATCCGCATCGAAAACGATGCGGCACTGATCGGCACCGTCTGCCACTCCGTTTTCGAACAAGACCTGAGAGACGGAACGTTCACGACAGCGGCACAGATGAAGGCGTGGGCCAGAAACACCTGGCATGAACACTGCAAAGATTTCCTGCGGCGTGGAGTCGAAATGCGGATGGAATCCTATGGCACCCATCAGAAATGTTTGGAAGTGATGAACGCCGTCCTGGACCGCTGGTGGAAATCGACCGAACGGGCCTATTGGTTGATGGCGATGCAGGACCACGGCAAACTGCTATCATTCGAAATGCCGTTCGAAGTGCCATTGATGACCCGCCCCGAGAAACGCTACCAAAAGGTCAACCTGGCTGGCATTATAGATTTGCTTGACAGCTATGAGCATCGTGTGGTAGACTACAAGACAGCGAGCCGACCCTATACCCGTTGGGAACACCAGCGGTGGGGTATCCAGGAATCGGCGTACACGTTCGCTGGTGCTTCGCTCGGCATGTTGGACCCGCACGACAACGGGCTGTACCAGTTCGATTTCCGAATCTTCGTGAAAGGGGAACAGGGCGAGCCGCAGTCGATGACTGTTTGGCGAAGCCACGACCAGTGGGCGTGGATGATTCAACAAGCAGAACATATGATCAGCGCCGTCGAGTCTGAGACTACTGTGTGGCCGTTACGTGATGACGGCTGGTGGTGTTCAGGCAAGTGGTGTCCGATTTGGAAAGACTGTAAGGGTTCTCTAGTAACGGAGGAATGGACATGATCATCTTGGTGGTAGTCGCCTATGTGGCGGTCGCTTTCGGTGCCCGATGGGTGCTGTTGCGATGGATAGAAAATTGGGGGTACGGTACACTCAACCTAGAGCAGAAGGTTTTGTGTACGATGCTTGCCCTCATCTGGCCCGTGGGTATGTTTGGACCGTTCTTGGTCGAAACATGCGGCGGTCGCCGCCCTTGGCGGCTCGCAAAGCGAAAGGTTTCTTAGAAATGTTGGATGAACACCAACTACAATACCGAACGGAGCAGTCATGAGGCGTATCATCGGAGCAGCATTCATGGTGCTGATCACCCTGGTCGGGTGCTACAACACCGCCCACGGCAACAACGACCCCTGTAAGCCGAGTCACGTCGGCGTGACCGAACAGAACGGAGACAAGCCATGCCCTACGACAACAACGACCACCCAGCCCGAGACGACTACAAGCACGACCAGTATGCCGTCGACAACGACGGTCCCTGTGACCGTAACGTTGCCGCCCAACCCGTGTCACCCAATTCGGGGATGCCCGTCGACCACGACGGCGGGGCCGACGACAACGGCAGTACCAACAACGACGTATCCGCCGTGCGACATTTCGCTGAACGGGGTGTGCTATCCGCCGCCATGCCAGCCAGACGAGCCGTGCGGGAACCCATCTACGACTGGTCCAAACACAACTGTTGGCCCGCCAACGGATACTCTGGCCCCATGCCCGAATGGGACCATGCGTGGACCGAACGGCGTCTGCGGCCCGATCACGGACATCGGGGAACCAGCGTTTGGGACCCTTCCGTCCGCACCCTGCCAAGAGGACCAGCCGTGCTGGAATTGCCGAACGATGGGGAACCAACTGTGCGGCCCTGGTGGGGCTAGCCTGCCAAACACGGGTGCAGCCGTCAACGGACTGGCGTTCATTGCGGGGGCGTTCATCGGCTGCGGCGTGATCATGGCGACGTGTCGGAGGAAGCCATGATCGACATTGAACTAAAAGCAAAGTACACCGATCGTAGCCCGATCAAAAATCAGCCGTACAAGCCCCGCACAGGAAACTCGCACGGCCCAAACAAAGACTCGCTGCCCGCCCGACAGCCCTGTCACAGGGCGAAAGCAGGTGCCAAGGTGTTCGTTCCACAACGACACGTCCACCGCCACATGGAGTTGTGGGTGGACGGACTAACAGGTAAGCGAACTTTCCGAGAAAGGGAAACAGCATGAGCAGAAACCCACGACCATCAGAAGTGGCCGCCAAACTGGAATGGGCCGCAACCTACATCGACAGGCAGGGGTGGTGCAGAGGCGAACTGGCAGATAACCGAGGTAGGGTTTGCGCGGTCGGGGGAATCGCAGGTGCGGGCAAGTACTCGCGCCGAAACAGTTTCGGCGCACTCGACGCCGTCGCAGCCACCGAAGCCGTCTTGAGATACGAGGGCTGCGGCTCATCGTTGCCATGGTACAACGATTCGACTGCGAAGGACAAGCGTTACGTGACACGTCTGTTACGTCGCACCGCACGAATGATTCGTGCAGGTAGGGTCAAGCGGGTTGGCTGGTGGTACGAATACCCCGAATACGAAGTTCTCAACACAGGAGGAAACAAGTGAGCGAAGAAACCACACAAGAGGCATCACCAGGCCGAAAGGTATCAATCTCATTCGAACGCAAACGGGGACTGGCCGACTTCGGCAACGTCACCGCCTGGGCACACGTCGAAGACTATGTGCCCCTGGATGCCAGCGAATCGCAGGTTGCTGAAACGTTGAATTCGCTGTTCAACGCTGCGAAGGCAGCGACGTTTGACCAGTTGGGCATCGAGTTCGTCATGGACGAACACGGCGTACTGCGGGAGAAGCATGAGCCTGTCGCCAACGTTTCGGATGCTGCTTCGGCTGTCGGCCGCCAGTTCCCAAACACCACCAACGATGGTGGGCTTCGGGTGATGAACAAAGCCGACCAGCAGGGCGACATCCCGCAGCCCGTCATCGACTTCTGCGCCGCCCGTGGCATCACCGCCATCTGGGATAACCGCAAGCAGGGCAAGTCGTTCTCTGAGGCGGTTGGGCGAGGCAAGGTTTCGCTGATCAACGGCACCAGCAAGGGTGCTTTGATCGGACTGGATGGCACGTTCAGCTAATCGTCGCTTTCTGAGAAAGCGACTCATGCGGTGGGGCGCCCGAAGGCGCCCCACCGCCAGCTAGGAGAAAACAGTGGAGGAAGACACAGTGGACTTTGCGAGCGTAAACCCAATCGACCCCCAGTTTTATTGGGACAACTACATCAACTACCCAGACGGCACAAGACGGCTTGTCGCCTACCGTTGGGGGCTGGACGACCGAGACTGGTCACCCGAAATCAAGATCGAAGACAGACACCCATACACCGATTCGCACGGCATCATCGTTGACAACGATGATGAGGCTACTGATCGGTGGGAGCCGCCCACCGATCTAGGAATCTGGCTGCCAACCGAACAAGATTTTCAACAGCAAGCATTCAATCTCGTGCTGTCGCTATGTTCGGACGGGTTTCACCGTCCCCTGTTGGACATTGACTACCCGTACCGCCACCTGACGTGGCGACGAATGAAATTCGGGTCGGGCTGTGACTGGTTACAAACCTACATTGCTATCAACGGCGAAAACCGTGAATTCCGCATCCCGCTAGCTGCCGTAGGCGAAACAGGAATCCTAAAATCGTCCAGCGGTAACACCCATGCGATTCTGGCGCAACGCTGCACATTCGAAAAATACAGTGATCTGTTGGGAAAGGTTCCTGGTGCGGATGCGGCAAAGTTTGCTCATGTGACCCGAACTATGGGGTTTGGTTCGTTGCGGATGCCGTGGTGCCACAAGCCAGGCGCCCCAAAACGACCCGACAGCCAACATTGGATCGAAGAAATGTCTTACGAGTTTCATGAGCTAGCTGACGGCACACGCATCCCCATCAAGACGGGGCCTTATTCATATGGATGATCCCTTCGAACGCCTGGAAGCCCTAGAACACGCAGCCGCCTACAAACCGCTGACCCAGGCCGCATTGGAGTACCAGGATTTTTCAGAAAACCCGCACCTGAGGGTCTACACAGGTATCCCACGGTTCGATGAATGTATGCGTGGCACCGCCCCAGGAGAACTTACAATCATCCAGGGGTTCGCCGCTAACGGCAAAACGGTGCTCGCAACCGAACTAATGATCCACAACGAACAAAACCCGATGCTGCTGTTCACCCCCGACGAAACACGGGTGCTGGTATTGACGAAGCTGGCGTCCGCCCTAACAGGCATCAACGCCGAAGAATACGAACGTCAACTAGCCCGCCAAAACGAAGAATACCGCATCAAACTGATGGAAATAGCGGAACGCTACCACAAACTATGTGTCTACGATGAATCCGTCACACTACATCAAATGGATCGCATGTTAGAGCAGGCCGAGCAGGGTTTGGGGGAACGTCCGAAAGCTGTCATCTTCGACTATGTTGAACAGTTGGGTGACGCCATCGACACCAAAGCGAAGATTGATGGGCTGAAAAGGTGGGGTAAACAGCATCGCCTTGCGATGATCGTGTTGAATCAAACGTCACGCACCGCTGGTGCGGGCGGCAAACGAATGAAAATCGATTCAGGCATGTACGGCGGCGAATCTCAGGCCACCCACATGATCGGCGTCAGACGCAAAAAGAACTACTACATTGAGGCAATCATCGACATCGAAGGTCGGCTAGACACAGCCACAAACCCTGCCATCATTCAAAGATTGGAGCAAAGGTTGATGGAAATTAAGTACGATTTGATGCCCCGCCATGTCGATACGATCACACTGTCGTTGTTGAAAAATAAGCGACCGCCTGGCCGCCTGTTGGACGATATGGACTTTCGACTCGATCCCGATATTGGTAGGATCACCCCGTTGGGTGATGGTGAACCGCCTATGCCGACCCCTGATCAGTGGATTGAGGGCGGTGGTTCCGCCACGGACTTTCTTAGAAAGCAAGGGAGATAATGGACGCTACTATCAGAACATATTCGGGACTGCTAATCGATTTGTTGAACCCTGATCCGAAACTGATCATGTTGGGGGATATCGCCCACTCACTCAGCTTGATCAACAGGTTCGGTGGGCATACTCCGCAACCTTATTCGGTTGCGGAACACAGCATCCTAGTCGCATCGTCCTACGATGACCCGAAGGATTACAGGACCGCCCTTCTGCATGACGCCTCGGAAGCCTATTTGGGTGATATGGTGGGTCCCCTGAAACATTCAGGGGAAATGCGTGCCTTCATCTTGATCGAATTAAGTTGGGAAAAGGCGCTGGCCGAAAGGTTCGATCTGTACCCACCCTCAGACGAGTTCGTGTCCGAAGTGAAGGAACGGGACAAGGAACTGTTCGAATGGGAACGCACCTTCATCCGCAACAACCCGTGCCGTGTCGCACCCAACGCCGCCGACGTAAAATTCCAGTTCGCAACGCGGGCCAGCACGAGAGGGGAAATCCGTGGCTGAATCCGTGGCTTCTGTATACGCCGTTGATCGGACCTGCGGCGAGGCGGGTTTGGTTGCGGCACGGGGACGTAAGCGTGCCCGCCCGTCCAAAGGCTATAGGGTTGCTATTCAGACAAGTGGTCGAAGTCGAATAAAATCCATTTACCCTGCTGATGCTCGCAAGATTGCGATGCAACTGATGAAACTAGCCGACGAATGTGAACGAGACGACGAATGTGAACGAGACAAAGCAGAACGACGATGAGGGTTATCAAAACCAACCTGTACCGCAAAATCGAAATCACATCCGATGACACGGCCCGCTTCGGCGGCGACGTGTTTCTGGAAGTGTCAAACACAGGCAACTGTGGAGGCCAGGCCAGACGTATATCTGTTCGCCTGTCACGCCAACAGGCCAGACAGATCGGCCTGGCCCTACTTGACGAAGCAGATGAGGTAGAACGATGATCGCTGACAGAATGCTACAACTGTTCGCAGGAAACCCCGCTGCCTATGGAAGCGACATAGGCGGCTGTGTTCGCTCCTGGGTGACGCCAACCACAATCAAACGCCACCTGGAAGGATTCGAAGGCATCGGCATTTACCCGATCTGGCGTGAAGACGACAAGCTGATGGTCCGCTGGGGTTGCTGCGACATCGACACAGGCAACTGGACCGAAGCATACGGACTCGCAACAACCCTGAACGCCATGGGCATCCCCCCACACGTCGAACGCAGCAGGTCGAAGGGCTGGCACATCTGGGCTTTCTCAGAAACCCCCGTAGAGGCCCGTACGATGAGCCGTGCGTTGAGGGTGGCGTATCAGGCTATCGATCTACCGACGAAGGAAGTGAACCCGAAGTCGGAGGTTCTTGCGCCAGGGCAGCTAGGCAACTACGTCAGACTGCCGTACAAGGGTGTGCTCGCTAGACGCGATGGTGACCCCTACCCTGAGCGGCAGGTGATGGTGTACGGCTGGTGCTCAACAAACGACGGAACCCATCTTGTGGCAACCGAATGGGTCAACAATTTCGGACCCGAACACTATGCACCGCCAGCGGCATTGCAACACTACGCTTCCCTATACAGGGAGCCAACACGAAAGGTGTTTGATGGCGAAATGCTAACCGATGGACAACTACAACTATTGTTGGGTAAGCTGCTGAACAGCCGACCCGACCTGTACCAGTTCGTGAAGAACGGTCCGAAACATGATCGTTCCGCAGGACTGGTGAGCTTGGCTCATCAGTGCAGGGCGGCGGGTTTGACGCCCGCCGAAATGTATGCGGTGGTTGATGTTGCGGATCAGCGTTGGGGTAAGTATGTGGATCGCCCAAACAGGGACGACTATATTCGTGACATTGTGGAGAGGGCGCTATGACATGGCGAGGGCATCTGGACATTATCAGAATTTGTCCTGACTGTGGTGTTGTTTATGAGGCGAGTCGCACTAAATGTCTGTGGCAGCATTAAGCGGATGGAGGGAGCGAAGCTATGATCGTGTTGGTAGTGGTCGCACTTATGATCCTGGCAGCGATCCTGTTTTCGGAGGATGATTGATGGCTGGTCAAGGAATCTATAAACGGTGCACATATAAGGGGTGCCGCACGAAGTCGTGCGGCACCCCAACATCGAAAAACGAAGACTTCTGCAACTATCATCTGACTGTGTGGGCTATCGGACAGATCGAATCGATGAACGATTTCAGTTTGGCCCTACAAACCTACATCGAAATGAGGATTGATGAAGCTGTACGTCAGGCCACAAACAAAGCAACGTCCCCGCCTGGGGAAGCGGCGTAAAGCATACACCCCGAAAGCCACCCACGAATATGAGGTAGCCGTCAAACAAGGCTGGCTGGATCAAGAAGGACCGACACAATACACTGGCCCTGTCGGCATGAGTTTGATCATCAGGGGCGACCATATCGAAGTAGAAGTATGGGAACTAGAAGAAGGGCACCGACCGAAAGGTATCAGAGGCGACCTAGACAACTATGTGAAGGTCGTTTGCGACGGGTTGAACGGTGTCGCCTATCTGGATGACCGACAGGTACATTACATCGATCTGAGGTTTGAGAAAGATGAATGAATACGACGAGTTCATGGTTGTCCGTGGTTGTCCGTGAAGTTGCCGATGATCGCAGATTCTATCGGCCGTAGAGGCGGCAGAAGCCGCCGATGCCATGACCCCTGAGCCTGGTGTTACATATAGTATTGCTGTTGTAGGCTCACCCTTCGTTAGAGAGGATTTCAATGCCGAAGCAAGCGAAAATCGCATTCATCCAAGCGTTACAGAATGAGCCAGGCGAACCTGTGCGGTTCGCCATGTTCCGCTGCGCCGACGCCGCCGTAACACACATCATGAATGCCAAAGGATTCTGGCAGGCGCTACCTGAGGATGACGATGCGGCCACACTGATTGTGCGACGCATGATGACCGAGCACACGTTACCCGCCTTCAGGGAGGATGCTGATGACCCGTCAACGGTCGAAGCCGATTGAGGTTTTGGCGAATCGAATCCAAACCTACAGCGACGGCAACATCGATATCCCTCATCACGCTCTGTGTCGTGTCAGCGGCGAGGGCGGCTGGTTCCGTTTCCTGTATCATGACGGCAAGGGGGTGCTGACGTTTTGGGGTCCTGTTGATGAGAAGGGTTCGCAGTCGGCACAGTTTCGTTCGTTTCATGCTGGGCGTGTCGCCAAGGTGAAACCTCTGCCACAATTGAGAGGCGATGATGGGCGGGTATAGTTTCGATCCCGATGCCGACACGCGGGACTGGCTGGACAACCGAACAGACGAATACTGCTACACCTGTGGCCTTTCTTGGAAAGGCCAGGAACGTATCCGTTCATTCGGTTTCAAAGCCGATCCGTGCACCAACTGTTTGGAGGATTATCCGTGAGTTTCAAAGATGAAGTCTGGAACACAAGGGAAGCAACGTTGGGTGATATTGCGGAAACGGCGTTCGAACACAACTATGGTCCCAACTCTGGCTGGCAATGGGAACGATACGGTCTGAACAGGCCACGAGTATCGATGTTCAACATCGACCCGTTTGTGCGTTACACGCCAGACTATCTGCTGGAAGGACCTGACGGCACGGTCCGTTTGGTTGAAGTCCAGGGTTGTGGCCGTGATGGTTTGTTCAAGTTCAAGGATGACAAGATTGATGCCTTGTTGGATTGGCATTACCAAACCAACGAACGGGGTGAAGTTGTCCACGTATGGCTATGGGACGAAATCCACTCCAGGTGTTGGCTGGTCCCGATCTTCGGGTTGATAAAACTGCTGGAAAAGCACGGACAACCAGGTCAGTTTCCTGAGGGGAAGCCGTACATCGCCATTCACATCGAACATTTGGATTAGCCATGAAAGCCTGGGAATGGGCGCTGAAAGAAACAGAATATCGACGTGACACCAGGGAGGTACTATCTGTTCCGTGGCTGCTAGAATCAGGCCCCGACCCCGACCATATCCCAGAAACAGAAATCGAAGCGATCATGGAGGCGGCACCGAACGAACCGATCCGACAGGATAGGACGACGATTCATCGGAGTCAAGAACGGGCTGCCGATCTGTTGGAAACAGAACTGTCGGACGAGGAACGTGCCGTGATCGACGCTACGGTGATCGCAGGACATTCGGTCAGGACGGCTGCACGCATTCTCGGTATGTCACCGAGCATGGTGCAACGATTGAAAACTAGTGCGTTGACACGTCTACGAGCGTTGATGGAGGTAGAGGATGGGTCACCAGTGTAGGTACTGCAATAGGATAATTTACAAGCGGCTGATTGGATGGGGACATTTCAGCTTTGTGAATCACCGTCAGCCTTGGCATTTTGCGAGGCCGCGATGAAACTTTCTGAGAAACGTGCCCTGGTCGCAGCAGACATGGCGAAAATCACCGACACACAACGGGTGGTGCGAGACAACTCGGCCAGGTTTAAGCTGATCGGCGGCCCCCATCATGGCAACATCGTCAGGTTGTATGCGCCGTGGGAAGACTTGACATTTGAGGATGGTTCGTGTTATACTTTGACTGCACCACTCGGTAGGTCGGGTGAATGGGTTTATGTTCACGGAGGGAAGAATGACATTCGATGAAACGGTATTCGATGAATACGACTGGCGTACTTGGGCAATTCCTGAAAAAGGCCAGGGCCGAGGATGGTCGGCCCGTTTTAGCCATGAAAGCCTGGGTGCTGAATGTCTGACTGAATATGGTCAAGGTTGGGTTGACGGTTTCGGAGAGGCGCTACTGGGATGACCTGCCAATATAAGGATTGTCGGCTGACCGACATCGAATGTCGGCTACAGCACGGCCTAGGATTGAAGCGGGCCGAACACAAAGATGAACATGTGTTGGCCCGTCTATGCCGTTCCAACGTGGGCGGCAAGTTCGGGAAAGCCGCCACCGCCGAACGCCGCATCCGTGCGTTCGGCACCTTAGGGGAGTTCTAATGAACTATGTTGCAGACCATGACAAACTGATCGAAGTATGCGACGCCTGGCTACAATCGTTGCGTGTCGGCATCTGGCCGTCCCTGTCTATCGACACAACAGACGATGATGAACGTCTGCTGGGTGCCGCATGGCTGGCGTTACAGTTGGAACGGATCGATGTGTTTGCTCAAACCTACAAGTGGAAAGAGGATGAAGATGATGAAGATCGGGTTCGATCCTCAGCAGAATCCGACGAAGATTCTGATGGCGATTCTCACCACGCTTTGCTCCAATGGCGATGAATGGGATTTGGTGACCGACCCGAGGTTTCCTGACCTCGCCGCTTTCATTCAACGAACAACCCACAAACAGAAAGGAAGCGCGGCACAAACCCAGGAATGATGTGATAACAAAACCCCCACCCTTTCGGGTGGGGGTTTTGTGCTGTTGGTGCAGTTTTCTCAGAAAGTGATAGAACCCTGAATGGTGCCAGTGGGAATCTCCACATTCACATCAGGGATCGTCACCGTAACCTCAGTGTTCGCACGCCTCTCCCAATCCGCTGTAGCAGCATCACCCAACACCGCTTTACCTGTGGTCCCCAACGCCCCAACAGGCTGCAACGTTGACAATACTTCAGCGTATTTAGCGGGTCCTTCAATGAAGTTCAGTGGGATGCCCCCTGCTGTGATCAGGTCTTGATATTCGTGGCCGTTTCTGATTTGACGGACTTTGTGGTTTTCGTGTAGGAACCACGAATACTGGCCGTCAGCAGCCGTCACAGTGTACAACAATGCTTTCATGTCTTCATCCTCAATCGGTGTCTGTGGTGGGACACCAAGCCAGGTGTCCCAAACTGCGCTGTCAATGATGTTCAAATCTAGATCGGATGACTGGCATCCGTATCGTGGCCCCTGCCCGTTGTTCCCAGCGGAAAACTGCCAGCCTTGCCACGGGACCCCCGCAGGTGATTTCGGTCCCGATGGGGCCTGCGAGAACGCCCACCTGTACCACAAGGGCGGTTCGGGGAGCGGATGTACAGAATATCCCGCCTTCGAAGTAACAGGGTATCGTGGAACAATCCATTCGAATCGTGCGGCAAGGTTCGCATCGTTAACCTCTGGCCCCCAAC